CTTGGCACTGCCTGCGTCATTGTTGGCAGTGTTGATCCAGTGGCAAGGTTGTACAAGTTGACGGCAGGGTCAACCACCAGAGGCAGCATACCGCCAGCCGTTAACACAGACTGCGCCATGGGGCGTACTGATAGACCGGCTTGGCGTGTCAACTCGCTAGTAATGCTTGGCTGTGCCTTTGGTGCTGGCGCTGGCGCTGCGGCTTGAACCATTCTGATGTAGTCAGCCAAAGCCTGTGCTGACTCAATGTCACCAGCCGCGTCAGCAGCCGCCAAAGACTTATACAGATCATCAATAGTTGGATCAGCCATTATTGTGTCCTTGGTGGATATTTGTTCAATATATTTTGAATAACTGGCGGTGTTGATACCACTGGCGATGGCATTGCAGTCGGCGTGTATGACTTACCAGCAGACTTTTTCATAGCCTCAGTAGCAATTTGTCGTGCTCTTGCTTTTTGCGCGATGACGGCATCACTGTCGTTGATTTGTGGGAAATAGGTTTGATATTCTTTTGCCATCTCATCAACGCCAATTGCAGCGCCTGACTCTTTACGCAACTTGGCGCGAATCCACGCTTGCGCCGCTTGTTCATATTGTTGAGTGGCAGCGGGTTGCACAAGTCTTTTTGTAACATCACCGACAAAAGGAATTGATCCTGCAACTCCACTGCCAGCGCCTGGCTGTGATCCGACAGGTAGCTGACTGATGACGGCCTCGGCATTTTCCATTTGGTTTGCAAAGCCAGCAGCGTTTGCTTCACCTTCAGTTGGCTTTGGTGGTGCTTTACCTTTGAGAAGCACACCGCCAGGACCAGTGACAGGTATTGCCGGCAAGCCAGGCACTTTAGGCACATAGAACACGCCATCCTCATTTTCAACGCGCTCATACTGGCCACGCTTGAAATCAGCTTCAGAAAGGTTTAATCTACGCGCTTCCATATCAACTCGCTGGCGCTCTAACTTGAGTCGCTCAACATCCATACCAAGGCGCTTGGCTTCCATCTCTAAACGCTGTTGCTCGGCTGGCGTGATGCCTGTACCGTATGTTTCACCGCCAACTAGTTTTGATTTGTCAATTGCAACGATACGGCCATCAACATTTTGCAAAACAACTTCGCGCTTTGGTCCAAAGCCTGACAGTGTTCTGATCTCGCCATCTTCAAATTGCTGGATCATCACCGGCTTGCCTGACTCGTCAACAACTTCAAATGGCTGACCTGTGACTTTGACTTTTGGCATCAACTTCTGCGCCATGTCAAAGAATTTAGATGCTTGATCAGGATTTGTGGCGGCATAAAGGTCTGCAAGATTCATGTACTGTTGAGCCTTGAATTCGTTTGCGCTCATACCAGCTGGGGGTTTTTGTCCCATGTATTGGCGCACATCTGCTTGCATTTGTTTTTGAGTTTTAAACTCATCCAACTTCTGCTTAGTCAGCATCTGCTCAATGGCATTCTTCTGTGCGCCTTGGTAGCCAGCAGTGCCAGCCTCGTATGCGCTGCCGAGTGCTTCACCAAGTCCAATTGGCGTAGTGGTTGTTCTGCCTGATCTAAGAAGAGACATGGCCGCACTCATCAGTGCCTGAGACTGCATCTGCTTTTGCTGATCTCTGCTCAGATACTCGTTTAATCCTGAGTCAGCACCGCCAAACAGTAAGCCGCCAAGGTTTGATGCAAATGATGACGGTGCAACATTTGATGCGGGTACTTGGAAGTCGGAATAAGGCACTGCTGCTGGATTGGCAAGGTTTCTAATCCTTGTTGGCTCGGCATAATTCTGAGCCAACATCTGTTTGAATTCTTCATCGGTCATATATCACCTCATCCAAGTAAGCCGCCAGTACGCACACCATACATCTTGAGCAGGTCTTCATAGCTCTGATTGCTGCCCATGGGTAATTGAGATGCTTGCATTGGTGTCAACTCCATTTGCGGCATCGGCGCTTGTTGCTCTGGCTGCCCCATAAGCCCACCCAAGGCTTGCATTGCGCCAAGCGCAGATTTCCAATCAAAGTTAGCAGGCATCTCACCAAACGATGATGGTGGCATGATGCCTGTGCCAGTATCAGCACTGGCGTAGGCATTTCTTGGCATCGTCATACCAAGATTTGAGCTTGGTTGACCGCCATACAAGTCCATGCCTTGGCCCATTGGCGGCATACGCATACCGCCAGCGGCATTGCCGCTACCAAATAAGTTCGTTAAGTAGTTCATGCAAATGCTCCAATTAAACCGCCAGCCGCTGCACCCCATGGTCCAAACTGTGCGCCAGCCGCAGCACCGCCAAGTGCGCCAGCTAGCACATTGCGACTTGTCGGCTGAATTGACATTCCAGTGCTAGTGCCTGTCATACTTGAACCAAGGTTTGCAGGCTGTGCGCCCATGGCGGCTTGCTGAATCGCCAACTGTTGCAAAGGCAAATTGCGCTGGGCATCCAACCCCAACTGTGCAAACTGTTGGCGAGTCAATCCAAGATTCATGGCGTTTTGGAAGCCACGCATATTCATCTCACGCGCTTCTTGAGCCAGTCGTGCAGCTTGGCCAAAGCCAGCGGAACGCAAACCAGATGCTGTGCGTGCGGCCTCGCGCAGTGCGGCTTCGTTGGTGAGTGCGCCTTGTACGCCAGCGCGTGAGCCACCAAAGGCTTTGGCGGCAGTTGCTCTGTTTGCATCTTGCAAAGCCGCCATCTGACGCGCCTGCTCAATGTCTTGCAAAGATTGCTGAACGACTTGATCTTCGTATGGGTTTTGGAAAGCCTCAATGTCTTCAGCGCCAAAGGGCTTCATGCTGGCTTCGTAGAGTGCTTTTTCGCCAGCCTCATAACGCGGATCGAATCCTGCAAATTGCTGAACACCAAGGCCGCCAGCAATATTTCGAGCTAAACCAAGATTTTGTAAATAGGCAGCCCGAGACTCTGGATCAATCATCGTGGTCTGTGACTGCGTTTGATTTTGCGTTTGCGTTTGTGGCGCTCCACCTTTAGACATATTCCACCCCTATAAGTCTTTGCACATGACGAACCATTTTGGCTCGTATCCCCTATCCCTTAAAAATGTCCTCTCCCAGCCCTTACGGCCAGCGAGTGACACACGACTGCAACCTTTACTCTTCCCCCACGATTCGATCAAAGGTTGCATCAATCGGAGTTCATCGAGGTCGCCGCCAGCAAGGAAAAAGTGCAAATCCTTCAACTGCGGGTAGACAATGATCTCAGTGACTATCACTGAATTTGCACCTGGCCAGAGCTGAAAAAACCCTTTCCTAATGCCTTCAGCAATATCCTCAACTGCGTGACTGCCTCCTGCGTATTCTAGTGCCGCCACAACATGATGGCGCAGTCTCTCAAACTCTTCCTCGTCACTCAACGCTTACCTGCCGCAATAGCGTCAACTCTGGTCACGCCAACGCGCCAATCCTCCAACACAGCACCTGTGTACCGAATCTTGACCTGACGGCCTGAGAACCGCGCATCTGTGGGCTGTGAGGCTGAATACGGTCCATGTGTTGTTTCTGTCGATGTCGGATACATCCGAGACTTGAAACTGATCTGCACCTCGCCCAGCGTCTGCTCATCAGGTATCACCTGACGCACCGACATGATGTTCTCTCCCACGCCAATCTCGTATGGCCCAGACTCGGCATAGACTGTTCCAGAGTCGTAGTCATAACCCACCTCATGCTCATAGATGTAACCATCTGCGTCCACCATGATGGGATACAAGAATATTCCACGGTCCACACCAGCAGTGCGCCCCAAAGTGCCAATGTTCCAATGGCCTTCGCGGTAGTTGTAGGTGACATAGGAGTCAACTTCATTGCTTGAGCTTGATGGGTAGAACCACCACACTTCACCGTATTTGCTGTTGTGTACAGCATAGACTTTGCTGGCTTGGTTGTAGTTCATGCTTGTGAACACATAGTCAGATACATCGCAAGGCAGTGGCTTGACATAACCATCAAATATCCAAAAGCCTGACCGAGACATCCAAATGGCGGCAGAGTCGATGGCAGCCACAGACTGACTCGATATCACGCCACAGCCTGAACCCACACGCTCAAAAGAATACACATAAGGCAAGCCAACATAAGTTGCGGTGTGGACATCAACATCAGTGAATAGCAGATTGATGCCTCTGACGCGCTTTCCGCACTTGAGTGAACCAACCGTGTTCAGTTCAAAGTCACCGGCCTGATTGGTGGCTGCCGCTGTCCATGTCGTGTTGTCCTCTTGGTCTGACCACTTGACCAGACGCGGATTGCTGGATGCACCCAAGGCAAACAGGAATCGCTCGGCAGTAGACAGCAAGGCAGCGCAGCCGGTTGGCGCGTTGGTGATGGCCACCGCCAAGGTTGGTGTTACAAATCCCAACTGCCACTCGTAGAGCTTGCCGTCAGTATCGGAACAAGCCACCAGATACTCGCCCCAAGTGTCAAGACTCCATGTGGTGGCAGGTGCTACTGCGCCAGCGTCAGGACGCGCCACGCCATAAGCAAATGAGCCATAGGTGTTGTAGCCATAGCCTGTGCCACTGACGGCATCAGCGCGGCCAGATGCAATACCTGTTGGCGTGATCTCTTTGATCACATTGTTTTCGTCCATGGCGTAGAGCTTGGACTGCGTAGCAGCAGCAATGTACCGCGCACCGGAATTCGTTCTCCAAGTCAATATTCCACGGCATAAGCCTGTCAGTGCGGTGTCCGACTTCTTACGCCAGCCGCCAATGGGTCTGAGTGTGTTTTCGTACCAACGCACAAGATTTGCGTCATACCAGCGTCCGGCAGACTGATACTCAGTACCGTTGCGATACACGCCAGCAGGGATTTTGAGAGGTATGAGTGCCATGGCTGAATTATGCGGTTTCTACTGACAGATTGGACACGAATGAAAGTGTGGCAATCACTGACGGTATTGCCGGTCTGGTTGGGGTACTGCTGGCGGCAAAGTGCTCAAGGCTGACACCAATATCTGTTGGCCGCCACATGATCTCCACATAGTCATTTGCCGCCAAACTGACAAAGAAGTTGAGAGAGGCAATTAAGTGAGATGGGTCGCCAGAAGATTTTCTTGCCACAGCATGAAACCTGCTGTTTGAATTGTCGATGTTTGTGCCGTTCTTGCGAAACCACACATCCACATCTTGACCATCATTGGTGGTGTTCTTG